CCTCTTGAGAAACCCTACTCTATCCGATAACAAAAGTACTTTATGCCCTTTCTTTCTATAAGCTGCCGCAAGAAAACATATTAGTTTTCCATACTCTTCTTGGGAAACTAAATCATTGATGCGATTTGCCCAAGGTATCTTAGCTCCATCCATAAATCTTATCTTAGTTTGGATAACATTTATAGAAGGCTCCATATAGTTTTCCTTGGGAGGTGTGAATTTCTTATGACCAAAGTAATCCGGCATCATTACGTGTCTACCGTCTTTTCGTTCTACAGTACCCGATAAACCAATCTTATAGCGGGCATAGCTTGAATCAACCAAACGATTGAACGTATTCGCAGGAATATGGTGACACTCATCTACTATCAAAGTACCGAATTCTTTTGGAAGTTGGTCTTTTATTTTGTATAGTGTTTGTACATTGCCCACTACTACAGGAGAGCTAATATTATACTTTCCTGAACCGATAACTCCGGGTTCTATCCCAAATACTTTTCGTATTTCTTTCTCCCACTGACTTCTTAGGGCCACTGTATGGGTTACTATAAGAGTTTTCTGGCCTAGCTTGGCTGCTATTGCAAGAGCTGTGAATGTCTTCCCCCAGGACACGAATGCATTGATAACGGCATTATCTTCTAACTGATCGTAAACCTCTTGTTGGCTTTCTCTCAAGTCAAACTTAAACTTTGGAAAGTCGACAGGAACTTTTACCCGCTTATCTTTGATTTCGTACCCCGAAGGAATAAGATCAAGTCTACCAACAGGTATAGATATAAGACTACTGTTCAATCTTCTCAGGTTCTTTATATACTGAGGAGGAACATCTCTTCTATAGCTATCTATTTTATACGTGAGCGCCTTATCAATATCCGCGAAGGCGGAAGGCTCTATGTCCATATAAATTCTGTTGGATATTACTGCTTTCAACTTTTAATCCACATCTCATCTTCTAGTTTTCTTTCTTGTTGTTTTCTGGTTTTTGCTTTTTTAAGGCTAAGAGTAAAATTCTCTATCTCAACTAGTCTTTTTTGAAGCATTTCTACTGTTTCAGTAAGTTGATCGATTTTACGTTCTAACCCTTCTATTTCTATGTTACTTTTCATTGTATTCCTTCTTTGTATTTTTCTACTAAATAGTTTTTCACAAAGTCGGAACGTACAATATCATTTATACCAAACTCAATAAAATCAAAATCATACATATTCTTGATAATAGACATAAAGTCTTTTAAACCGCTATTTTTAAGATCGGACTGAAAGAAGTCACCACAAAAAATAATTCTACAATTTCTACCTACTCTAGTAATAATACTGTCTAGTTCATGGAAAGTCATGTTCTGACATTCGTCTACAATCACTACAGAATCAGTAAAAGTTGTACCTCTTATATAGGAGGTGGTTAAAAAATTTATAATACCCTTTTGCTTCATCTGCCCATATGGATTGTCTCCTCTCGAAAACAGCTCGGACATGATACTCACATAGGGGTTTTCATATACTTTAGACTTCTCATCCTCTGTTCCAGGGAGAAAACCCATCTCTCGGGTAGGAACAGCACTACGAACTAATAAGATTTTATTATACAAATCTTTTTGGAGATCATCGAGCGCTAGATATAGGGAAATAAAGGTCTTCCCTGTTCCTGCACATCCATGGAGCATTAAATGGTTCTCTGACTCAAATACTTCTAATTGACTTTTGGTTAAAGGTTCTATTTCTTTTAGATAGAAATTAAGGCTTGATAGTACGTCCTTTTTCTTTCTCGGCATTAAATCTTCCTCTTTGCATCTTCTTGTCTTTCTTCCGAAAAACTATACAACAGCCAGGGCCATGATTTTAAGTATAATACTTGGGCCCAGTTTTTACCCGTTGGAGGCTCTTTCACTATAAAAGGAAAGTTTACCCCATGAAGCCATAGTCGGGTATGGGTTTGTTTAGCCTCAGTCTTCTTAATCTTTAAACTTCTAATTTTTTGAAACTTAGTTTTTTCATACGAAAAAGGTACTCCGCTATCATCTATTAGATAGGGTGGGTTTTCTTTGACAATATCTAAAAAAGTTTCGTAAGTTTTGTTTAAGGTTTTTACTTTGTGAGGAGTTTGTAGCCTCCTTTTACCTAACGTATCGCCTAGTTGATTTTTGTCATCTACGACTTGTTCATTAAGTATAAGAAGACCATCCCTAAGGTAAAACTCCTCACTCGGTAAAACATATACCGGAAACTTTATAGTTCTCAGTATTTGTTTATAGGTTAGCGATATTACCATATTTACTTTCAAACTTACCCATTGAGTAGTCGTCTCCTATTTCAAAATCACATCCTACGGGAGCGCCCGAAATATAAATCCCTCTATCTCTTTGGATTTCAGTTTTCAGTATATCACTATACTCTTCAATCTCATCCAAGGGTACTTCAGCTAATACAGAGTCATGCACTAACGCAAAGATTTTGCTTTTCATTTTACGCTGCTGTATCACTGAATGAGCTTCTACAGCACCCATGAGATTTATGTCCGAAGCAGCGGATTGAACTAGAAAATTCAAACCAGATCTAATTGCATGTCCTTGCACTCCTTTATTATCTGATTTAACATCAGGTAATCTACGCTTACGCCCAAAGTGCGAGTAAATAGCAGAGTCTCTCTTGATAAGTTTCTTCTGTGCTTCAATCCACTCTTCTAATCTCCAGAAAGCACCAAAGTATTCTTTGATAATCTGTCGAGCTTGTTCAACGGAAAGCTTTCCACCGTCTTTAGTAACTTGTTCACTGATCTTATGCGGGCCTGCACCATACATAATACCGAAGGTTACCGCTTTAGCAGCCTGCCGATACGTTGTATATTTCTCAGCAACATCCTGAATCTCACAATCTAAACGGAACACCTTGTGAGCGATCGTAGAGTGAAAATTGCCTCCAGAACGGAATACATCCTGAAGCTCAAGGTCATCTGCCAAGACAGCGGCAACATACACTTCTGCAGTTGTTAAGTCCATTGCAACAATCTTATGACCCTCCGAAGCTCGGATACATCCTTTTACTATCGGATTGTCACGAGGGATCTGCTGCATATTCAGTTTACCACTACTAGAGAGGCGTCCTGAAGTTGTTCCGTGCAAGTTAAAGTTAGTACGTAAGTGACTATCTCTATCAAGCTGCGGAATAATTTTATCAAGATACGTGTTCTTGATTTTAGTTTTCTTACGAACATCCAGGATAAGCCGAGGGATCTCGTTTTGCAAAGCAAGTCGTTCCAACACTTCTGCGTTTGTAGAGTGTTCCCCCTTCTCAGTTTTTATACCCGTAGGATCAAGTTTAGCATAGTCAAACAACAACTTACGAAGCTGTAGTACGCTATTAGGATTAAACTCTTTTCCTTCCGCCTGTTGAAAAGCTACTACCGATTTGTGGCTCTGTAGAAGTTCCACTGCATTAGTGATTTCTTCAAGCATTAGATCTTGGCTAGCAATTAGTCTGTCTTGGCAGAAAGGTACACCGTTATCCTGAATGGACATTAGAAACCTGCAAGCAGGAAGCAGAATAGTCCTATACACTCTCATAAGATTTGGATTACCCTTTTTAAGGGCATTTTCAAACTTCTCAAAAAGAAGAAATGTAACAGTAGCATCGATCGCTGCATAATCTTTCATCACTTCAAAAGGGATCCATTCCCACTTAAAGTCATTTTTGAGAACAGCGTGCTGCTTTCTATACTCATCCATCCAAGCATACATTGGCTTTTCATAATCACCGTAGTCTGTATACTTCATAGCGAGCATCTTCAAGCCGTGAGTACCTGGATTCTCATCTAGCATATAATGCATAAGCATCGTGTCTTCAAACTTCGGAACCGTTACATTGAAGTGAAACTCGAACATAGGTATGTCAAACTTAGCATTGTGAAATACCATCCTCTTTTTATCAAAGAGTTCTTGCATCTTTTCTTCTGCAATCTCATCCAAGCAATCAGCATTAATATATGCACCTGCATGAGGCTCATAAGATAAGCTAATCCCTAGAATATGTCCGTTACGCGGGTATAGTCCTGTAGTCTCAGAGTCAATACCTATGAAATCATAGGGAGAGTCAATGCAACGTTGAATATACTCAATAGCTTCGTCAGTGTCTTCGATTCCGAGGAATTTATCACCGCTTATTTCTGCTTTCTTTTTGGTGCCTGAGATATAGCCAAGGATATTATTCTTAGCATCTTCCCAGGTTTTCTTCGCCTCAGGCTTAAATGACAGCATGGCAGGGTTAATTGTAGGAAGAAACTTGTCATCCACAATTGTGCCTGCATACTGCATAACCTGAGTTACCTTTGTGTAAAACTTCAAAGGTTCTGACCCTATAAGTATAATCCACTCATATGCGTCTGGGTCAAATTCTAAGTCAACGTCTTTCTTTAAAACTTTTGAAAGAGTTGAATCCGATGTAAGTGAGAAACGATCAAACTCGAACTTATTCTCGAATAATCTCACATAATCATTTCTAGTTGGTTTTGTCTCGATCAAGGCTATATTAGCCATATAATTTTCTCCGCAATCCAATAACTTGTTTTTCATGTAGCGTTCCGGGGTCGCCAGACCTTAGCTTAATTACTCTTACCGGAAAATCTCCCGCTAGCTTCTTTACGTGTTCTGCTGCCTGCTCTCCTGCTGTATCAGCGTCGAAGATCAAGTCAAGGCCCGTAGCACCCGAAATCTTTAAATAGTTAAATTTATTCTCATTGAAGTTCTTCACTCCAAAGCAACATATTGCGTTATCAAGTCCCTTGTCATGAAGATTGAGCATATCGAATATACCCTCTACTAGAATAACGCGCCCCTGAAGTGGGCGAACCTGTGGATACAAAGGTAATTTTACTCCGCTTGGATAGAACAAATACTTGTTGTCTAGCGTTCCAGTCTCGTCTCTACCTTGAAAAGCTACTATCCTACCACTAGCATCTATTATTGGGAAATTAATTCTACCAATAAACTGCGAATCATGGTGACGAAAAGCACTAAAGTTTTTATACGTCTCTGGCTTGATTCCTCGCCAGTTACCGATATAAGGCATATAACCTTCAGGCATAGATAGACCAATACCTGAAGAACGGATATTTGATATAAGCCTCTTTAGCTTTTCTCTTCTTACTTCCGTCTCACTATACTCTACGTTATAGTGGCGAAACAAACTTCCCTTGTACCCACAGGAGAAACAGTGAAACACGCCAAGTACTTTATCTATACGCATACTTGGATTGCCGTCATCGTGTTCTGGATTTAAGCATTTAATAAGCACGTCATTGCCTGACAACTTATAGAAAATACCACGCTCCTCTAATAGATCAATTACTGCGCTCATAAGTCGTAAACCTCTTCTGAAGCTTCATCATCATCTTTGACATACCCAGTCTCTGGTCCGATCCGTAGAGAGGCCCAATCCATTGTTGAAGTAAAACTTACTTCATCACTATTTCTCATTTTTGCACACTCAAAGCTGATAACATTATCTTCTTTATTATGTGCGTCAAGAGTAAACGCTGCATCCGCAGCATCAAGTATACCCTTGGCAAATCGAGCTTCGCCAGTAGCATCGATTTGATAAGGAGACACCATAATAAATCCATAGTCTTGTGCATAAGTTTTCAACGCCTTACTTACTTCTATCTGTTCTGTCCAGTCATACTGACCCATACGCCCATTGGAAACCATAGAACGCTTTACTTGGTTGATATAGTCAACGATCACAACTCGCGGCTGTAGTCTTGCTACTTTCTTATCTAGCTCTGTACGAATGTTTGCTAGAGTCAGAGAAGGTGCATATACAACATCAATCTGCTTCTCTCTCAAAGGTTTCGCTGTCAGCTCATCATGATAGGTATCAAAGTCACGATGTGAAAGATAGCGAGAAAGTGCTCTCTCGCCGTCTTCAAATCGTTGAGACCACCAACGAGCAACCTGTTCCCACTCACCTATAGATAGGTTGCGGTTACGTATTGCAGCCGCAGGAACGCCAGTAGATATACTACATATCCTCTGCATGGTTGCTCGTGATGACATTTCTATCGTAAAATACATTACGGAATGACCGGCTTCATAAGTACTAGAGGCAATATTAGCACAGGCAATAGACTTACCAGCACCACGCTTGCCACCAATAAGTACAAGATCGGACGGGCCAAAGGTTTGAATACGGTCGAAGTCGTGATTCAATCCTAAAGGAACATTCTTCTCCAACTCTTCAATTGGGTCAAACAATTCCATTTTTCTCATATTTGTACTTGTATCTTTGAGGTCAACTTTTTCCTCTACCGATAATACAATATTCTGTAGACTCTCAATATTTTCCTGTGCGGATTCCATTGCAATAGAGTCAGAAAGATACTTCTCAAGTTGATTCATAATCTCAACTTGAGTATACTCATTCTTTAAATATTCTAGTAGTATATTAGGTTCGATATCGATCTCGTCAATCTTTTCGAGAGCGGTGAACCTGTCTCGTAGAGTTGCATCTCGCACTGCAAGACGTAAATCTTCGAAGGAAGGAAGTACACTATGTTGTTCTACGTACTTGTTAAGGTACGACCATATAGAGGAATACTCTGTTGGAAAGTAGTGTTTCTGAGAGTTCGCCCAAGTTTCCATATCGCATTGCGCGATAATAGTCTTGAGTAGGATACTTGCCAGATTCACTTATCAATCTCCGTAATTATATTTATGCGACAAAAAGCCAGAGTGGAGCCGAAGCCCCACCCTAGCCAGGGGGACTACGGATTAGCCTGCAGCTTTAGCTGCTTTAGCGGCACCATCATAGTTAGAAGCAGTAAGGCTACGTCTAGTCAACATAGTCTTAACACCTCGAGCAGTTTTACCAATCTGCTCTGCGATCTCTTCTACAGTCATTGTAGTTACATCAACGCCTTCGAGAGGATCAACTTTAGCACTAGCCTTGCTTTCCTTTTGTGCAGGAATAGCATCGATAGAACCTTGACGTAACAGGCTTAGAGCCTTGCCACGGATTTGGTTTACAGATCGGCCAAGAGCTTCTGCGATATCTTCCAAGAAGGCACCGCCAGTCGCGTGCTTAACAAACGCAGCTTCTTCGTCTGGGGAGAAGGTACGTACAGCTTCTACTTTTGGAGTAGGCTTGACATTTTCAGTCAACTGCATAGACAGGAGTTTACCCTGAATTTGCTTTGAAGAAAACTCGCCACTTTCAAAAGCTTCAGCGATTTGGCCATAAGTATATTGGCCAGCATTATCGGTAACAAAGCTACGAAGGGTTGCTTCTTGCTCGTCAGTAAATGCTCGTGCGGTTACGGTAGCAGAAGATTCTACTTCGTGACCCATTTTGCGTAGCTTAGAAGCTACAGAACGCGGTGAAGTTTCAAGCTGATCAGCAGCTTCAACAACAGTTGCGTATGAAATCGGAGACTCAGAGCCTACGAAATCGGTAAGAGCGGCAGTACGCTCATCAGTCCACTTTGGAATTGCCATATGTTTTAATTTCCTATAAATTCATTTAGATTTGTGATAATAGAGACTCCACTATCTCTTGCCTTTTTGGTCTTGGAACTTTCCAGACCACTCTCATTAACAAGGTGGGTAACTTCTTTAGTTACCGAAGACTTTACAAGAAAGCCCCTACTAATAAGAGTTTTTTCAGCTTCTGCTTTTGTTTTAAAAGACGTCAGTTTGCCACTGATACACACTACGCCTTTTGGTTCTATTACAGAAGTAACTTCTCTAGACTCAAATGAGAAAGGTAACCATTTGTACTCGCAGAGGAAATATGAATGGTACCAGTCTAGCAAATTGTTGCTTGCTTTAGGTCCAAGCCCCGCTGCTGTACAAGCCTCGTCATTTAAGTCATAAATAGAGCTAACTACTGCACACAACTTACTTGACGCTGTTTTGCCGATTAGTGGAATCGAAAATGCAGGTAAGACTTCAGAAAGACTAGCTTTCTTTGAATCCTGAATTTCATCAAACAGTTTTGCAGCTAGTTTTTCAGAATTAAGGGACTCTGCCATCTCCTCTAAGCTCAGTTCATATATTTGAGGAATTGTAGTTATCCTGAGCTTTTGAATAGTTGATGGCCCCATGCCCTTAATTTTCAACGTAGAAGCAAAGTGCTCCAATAACTTATGAGTTTTAGACTCACAAGTAGAGTTATAGCAAAATAACAAGTCGTTAACCCACTCAAGGCTAAAGCCACAGCTTGGGCATTGTTTGGGTGCTATAATTTCTTTCAAAGACTTTCTCCAACGATTGAATAGATATTATACGGGGTTTCAGTTGAAATGTCAAGAACTATTTTTGTGCCGGTATAGCTAAAATAATTTCTTTCTTTATTTTGAAACACTCTGTATATCCGCCAAAAGTTTGTGTAGGTATGTATTTATGTTCTTTATATTCTTCGTGCAACGCTTGTTCTAATGACCATACGTTGAACATCGTACTATGATATGTGCGTTGTATACGTATATCATAGTGGTTAAAGCCTCTGCTACGTCGAAGAACGTCTTTCCAGTTTCTGCCTGAGGCGATTCCAACTTTCAAACATTCTCTTTTATTAGTCTTTTTATTTACTAATACAACACAGTAGAGGACTCCATCTTTTTCAGCCTCTTCAGGATGATTCTGAAAATAAGTGAGGTTATAGACCCCACTCATTACCGCTTAGGAAACGGTATAATATTACCCGAAGGCTTATCTTCTACCGATTCACGACTTTCAGACACATATATTATACCTTCGTCTGCATTTACCACGTCTTTCGCGAACTCAGGATCAAGATACGCCTCTATAGCGGTAACCCAACCCTCCAGGATTTTAGTGCGGGTGTCTTCCTTTAAATGCCAGAAGTAGTCATATAAGCCTACTGCTGAGATATAGTGATCTCCATTATCTTTCAAACCTACCCATCCGAAAATATTTTCTTCATTTTCGTCATCAAACACACGCTTCTCCTTCAATTCGTCTTACGACTCTTGGTATTATTTCACCAGATCGAATTACTTCGACAGTACAGCCAATCTCTAGATTCAGTTCATTAATGTACCTCATATTATGTAATGTAGCACGAGAAACTGTAGCTTCACCAATCAAGATAGGCTCTAATATAGCAACAGGGGAAACTACTCCCGACTTCCCCACTTGCCATACCACATCTAACAGTTGTGTACTCACTCCTGCAGGACGCTCTTTTAATGCGAAAGCACCACGAGGATGGTGAGATGTATAACCCATCTCTTCATATTTCGCACGATTGTTCACACGAAATACGAGTCCATCCTGTGGATAACCCGTCCAATTGGACTGAGTAACTGTATCAAAGTTTGCCGAAGCAAGATCTGCTAAGTCCTCTGTCCAACTTTGGTGGTAGGAAGGTTGAATATCATAAGCTACGAAACGAATCTCTCTAGTGAGAAACTCATCTATAGACTTAAGATTTAAAGCCCCTGACGCATAGTTCCTAGCATTAGGAATTGTCTCAGGAGCTACAACTTCTCCAGTTATCTGTACTGCACCCATACGATCTATAGTTTCAGGCACCAGCGAACGCATCTTTTCAGTAATGTCACGGCCTTTCTTACCATCACCTCTTGTAAGAGCAATAATAAGATCACCGTTCCAGTAGCCTAAAGATACTGCTGCGCCGTCTAGCTTGGGGCTAACAATAGTAGCTCCCTTCGCATGATCGTAGGGAGGATGTTCTTCTCCAACAAATACTTTTTGCAGGCTATACATAGGAAAGAGATGTTGTATCTCAAAGTCCCCTGTATGGCCCACAGCAACATAGCCTGATTCTTCGGCAAGAATATCAAATTCTACATCCGACATAAAAGGCGTGCCTTCGTAATATGCTGTTGAAGCAGCATCAAGAAGTTTATTCATATTTTCCTTTCACATTTAAAAAAGAATATTATAGAGGGTTTCAGATCTTTTGTCAAGAACTATTTTTGATATAGGTCTCGAATAGTGTCTCCGAAAAATTCTTCTAACACCGTTTTGCTCTCTGCTATAGAAATAATCTCTGAAAACGCTATAAACAATTCTTTTGAGGTATCTAGCTCTAGAGGTATGGCGATGCCTTTATTAGTAGGCTTCCATTCTTCTTCAAAATCAAGATAATACTCTCTCAAGTGAAGATACTCTTCCTCTCGAAACTCATTAATGGTTAGTCGAACCTGACGATAAGGCTCATTTACTATAATTTTTGAATATGCTTCCATCAGTCATTCCTCAGTACATTAGCTAAGGGCATCACCGAGGTAACATTATCCGCTTTCATAAGGCGAAAAGAATCAGTGTCCCAACAAAACATTAGGACAGTCTGACCGTCTTCTTTCGCTCTATTCTTCTTATCCTGAATGTAGGGAGTAGTAAAATCTAAAGTACATACATTGTACTTTGTCTTTTTAGAGTTTGGACTTTTATACGTGATAATCGCATCTCCAGCACTCTCTACCTTCTTTTTAAGTTCTTCTTTTTTCACTTAATAGCTCCATCATGTTGAGCAAAACCTCTTTTGTCTACATGGTGTAAGCATTAATGTGGTTGCCCTAGGAGGGAGTTATCAGCGGCAATAGCCAATAAACCCCCCTAAGGACTTTATTAAGCTGCTACTTTCGCTATCGCGTCAGCAAAATACTGGGCAGCCTTACCAGTTAGTTTTGAGACGATATCTTCATCAATATCGACTCCTGCATCCGTAAGGGCGGCAGTAAGAGCTTCTTGAGCAGCAGCCTTACTGATTCGTGTGCCTCCTGTAGAAGCAGATTTTGTAGTTCCACTAGCCGTGGCAGTAGCTTTCTTCACATACACACCAGCTTTAGTCAGAATCATACGAACACCATTAGGTGATTGACCCATCTCTTCTGCGATTGCTTTTACAATCTCCATAGAGTTTTCCGGTGTAGGTTCCTCTGTTGTGTACATTTCAATTGCTTGCTGTTTGGAATCGTCGTCCCAAGCCATAGTTCTTCTCCGTTTTGGTTTGCCTTTATGTCCGGCACAAGTGCCGAACTTGTCTAGTTGTCTCTGATAAAAATTCCATCCCATAGGAAGTTCCTCTCATTCAATACAAGTATTATAAGAGATGGAGCTAAGTATGTCAAGAAATATTTTCCTCTAACCACTCAACTAATGAGTCGAAGTAAGAGTCGCTACGAAACATAAAAACTATAAAAAATATCGGTGCCAGTAATACTACTGAAACAGCCGTTATAGTGTAATATATAAGGCTACCTCCGAAGGAAAAACTTACTTTCGCTTCTTTGAAAGCCTTGTACTGTAAGTATATTATACATACTAGCGTAGTAATGCAAAATATCATGTACAGGCTAAATGCGTCCTGTATTAAGTCCATATTCTTTTAAGTGCTCCAGTTTTCCAAGGTCATAAGAAGGAACGTAAGCATTAAAGCCTCCGAAATCCTCACTAGTTTCTGTAGGTTCTCTTATCCACACTCTATAACAAGCAGTGTTGTACTGATCTATATATTTGTCGTCAAGTTTTGCCCGAATCTCACACGAAGTGTGGTACTTGGCTGACCAAGCGACTTCTCCCACAATAAAAGCTTCTGAAACGCACTCTTCAGGAAGATATTCGATTTCTGCTTTTTCTTCTCCCTGAGCCCTTGCAGGAACACCTACTCTTTCAATTATGTTTTTTACAAAAGCTACAGACCTATAAACTCTCTTTCCAATGTCAGAAAAGCTCTCTCCTCCCAGGTACTCTTCCGCAATTTGTGCGATTTCTTGCTGTGAGGCAGGACGTCCCCTTTTCTGAGACATTCTAGTTTTTCTATATTGAATATTCTCCTCATACTCTTCAATAATTTTACTAAGCCTAGTAGTATTATAACTAATATTAAGAATACTACACGCTTCTTTTTTTGAAATCGGTGTTTCTGCTGACAAAAATTGTATAACCTTTTTAATGTTTGCATCAGTTAGGTTCTCTCCTTCTTGCTTTTTAACTCCTCGTTTCATTATTGACCCTCTAGTCTCTCCATATTTTTCAATTCTTTTTTACCTTGTTGACGCTGTTTTGTTTCTCGAACTTTTTTATTCTTTTTAGTTTCGCTTCGAGATAAAGAGTCAACAGTCATTCTAATTTTAGACATGCTTCTTCGCCCAGAGAGCTTCCATTGCACTCATAAGTTCGTTCTGATTGTTAAAGACCAGTACTAAATCTCCCCATGAATCATGTACATCTATACCAGACCCTCTTAGCATATAGCCATTATCGCACTTCTCAACTGTGAAGGCTTTATCTACTGCTTTCATCCGTTCCAAGTATTCCATTGTTTTTATCCAAATAGTCTTTTATTGCCGCTTTAATAGCATCCTCAGCGAGAACACTACAATGAATTTTTACTGGCGGAAGTGCTAACTCTTCTGCTATATCAGTGTTACGAATATTATTAGCATCATGCAAACTTCTTCCCTTAACCCATTCAGTAAGCAAAGAGCTACTAGCGATTGCACTTCCACACCCATATGTTTTAAACTTTGCATCTTGTATTATCCCCTTATCTACTTTAATCTGTAGTTTCATGACATCACCACAAGCGGGTGCTCCGACCATACCCGTACCAATATCTTCGGCATCGTCGAATCTTCCCACATTACGTGGGTTTTCATAATGATCCATTACTTTATCACTATAAGCCATTAGGCTGCCCTCGAAATTCTACTTTCATAGTCTGCGATATCATCGTCCCACCAATGGGGTTTGCCACGAACTTTCCACTTAGCTCCCTTGCCAATAGCTGCTTTATCCTTCATGTAGAACATACGATAAGAAGCAACTGCATCTTCACTCTTTAAGGTTTCTGGCATTGCTTGTGCAAAGGGTGTAAGCCCTGTGTTGGGTAATGAAATATCCGGTAGTTTGTTTATGACTTCGCGGAAAGACTTGTGGTCTGCCCCGCCACGGTAGATATGCTCTTGATTGAGCGCATGAGCATAACACCACAGCCACTCGTAGTTTTGCTGCGATTCGCGTGCCCAGATAGTACAAGGGTGATTGTACATTGTAGGCAGGTATGCAAAATGGCGTGGGTCATCTGTCTTGCGTTCAGCGATAACCCGCCACTCTTCTGAAGTGAGTTTACGAGGAATGTATCCTACGAACTTGTCTATCCAATGAATAGTGCAAAGCATTTGAGCAGCTTCTAGCTGCATTTTGCCGGAATGGGCGTCTATATGATACTCTGCACACTTCTCTATGTCTTGGTCAAGAATGAATATATTCATTGAACTCTACTCTCACAATTTCCAATAGTATAACACCTAGAGAAAAAAATGTCAAGAGTTATTTTTGTCCTCACTCGTAATCAGGGCGATTCATCTTGGTTAGCCTCTTTTGCGTGGCATCTTCAATCTTGGCTGAATCAAGGTCATATGCTTTTGACAGCACAGATATCATTGCACGAACATCACCCATTTCATCGATCAGATTACTGAGATACTTAGGATCTTCAATACCATGTCGCATTACTTTCGAACAAGCACGTATTAATTCTCCGCACTCTTCCATTGTGATTACTAGTTTATTTAGTTTTTTAAGATCCATTTGTAAACTCCAGTAGTTCTGAGAATCCACCTATACACACTCCATCAACAAAAACCTGAGGGAATGTTTTAAACTTTACTTTGTCCCATAACTGCGTTAAAGTATAGTCCTGATCTAGGCGGTAGTATTTATAATCTAATTTAAGCGTTTTGCATAGGTCTACTGCCGAAGTGCAGTAGTTGCAGTTTATTTTACCATAAATTTCTATCATCACTTGCTCTCTGCAAAAAAGCGCATGTATTCTTCCCACCTAAAATAAGCTTTTCTTACTTCACACCAAAATAATCCGTTATAGGGTGGTTTCGTTGTATCTACTTTCATTCTAAGTTCCTTTATTTAAAGTTTCTTTTAAGTCACTATACTTAAACATGGTTAGCGCACTATGAGGAGTGCAGTTTATTATTAATTCTTTTATTTCAGGTTGGATGGTGTTAAAACAAGACACGAATACATCATAAGGGCTACTTCTGCTTAGCTCAGGAGGATGATCACCAAAGTAATGCATCTGTCCCTCAACTCTTTGCATATTATAGCCCACTAAAACAAACTGTCTACAGCCCATTAAAAATGCGATATTCAAGAGTTGATATCCTGAGTTCTTGCCCCAGTGAATTAAGGAAGGATCCAGGCTCATACCTCGAGCAGGTAACCCCTGTATTACGGTTAGATTGTACTGACTATTTTTATACTCTTCAGCCTGTGTGTAGGCTTCTAAGAGTGGGTACTTCTCTCTAAAAATATCAGCGTGTAAATCCCACCAGAGTTTGTCACAAGCATAGTGAAAGTCTAAAAAGTCAACTACTTTGTAAGTGTCGTTGCATCCAAAAATAACAAAATCATCCTTATAAGGGCGTATAGTCTCTATAACTTCTTCAGTTAGAGAAGGCCCCGTGGCTATTAAAATGGCTTTCTTATTTTTGTACTTTTGAGGTATTAACATAAAAAAGGGGCCTCGAAAGACCCCCTCCCGTTTTAGTGCGAATAGTAGCTAAGAGCTATAAAAGCTGCTGGTGTGCATAATACAAGACCGAGCTGTATAAAAGCCCCTAGCGTATCCCACTTATCATTTACGAAGTTCTTCATTGAATCTCCAATTTACCCAATAGGTATTGATGTGGGCTTACTAGAGGGTGAATACGATAATTCTAATGTAAGCATTCCGTGTTCCATGGTAGCTACGGTCACCTCTAAACTATTATCTAGTTTTAAGTGCTTTTCAAAGCTTTTACCACTAATACCTTTGTGCACCCAGTTTCTGCCTTCGTTACACTCTTTTTTCTCGCCTCGAATGGTAAGAATATTTTTGTGAACGTTCACTGAAATTTGGTTTTTGTTCCATCCTGGAACAGCTACTGATACTACGTAGCCTTGCTCTACTTTTTCAATGTTATAACGAGGATATTCAGGTGCTTGTTGGGTATACAACGGGCTGTTTACTAAGTTGTCGAAACCGACAAAGAATTTTTCAAGATTTACTGCATTCATAAGTTTTCTCCTTTTAAGAAAGATGAACTTGCCCCTTTCGGAAGCGTAACAATCGTTTTAATTTACGGATTAGAAAAACGCACAGCGTACTGGTACGAATTTCAGAGGATATTATACAAGCTTTTAGATTTTATGTCAAATACTTTTTTTGCCCAAGTACCTTCGGCTAAATAATTCTTGACACAGAAGCCTTAACATCGTATAATATCTACTTAATTAATGGAGATTTCAATGGTAAATTTAATTTGGATAACGCCTAAAGCTATGGACGTTATAGCGTATTGTGCCCGCGTAAGCAATCCTGCAAACCAAAGCAACTCAAAAACAGCCCCGAAGCTGTTAAAATATCTGAAGAAAGAAAGTCACTTCAGTCCTTTTGAGATGGCGAGTGCTTGTATAGAGATTACTACAACGAGAGACATCGCTCGACAGATGCTAAGACATCGTTCTTTTAGTTTTCAGGAGTTTAGCCAGAGATATGCTGACCCCACGGAAGATCTGTCGTTTACTACAAGAGAGGCTAGGCTGCAAGACCCTAAAAATAGGCAGAACAGTATCTCCTCTGATAATGATGGTCTAGAAATTGCATGGCATGCGCGTCAGAGAGCTATAATCAAAGAGTGTACTGAAGCATATAAGTGGGCGATAGAAAATCAGATTGCTAAAGAACAAGCGAGAGCAGTACTGCCTGAAGGGCTGATTGAAAGCCGACTTTATATGACAGGAACATTACGTTCATGGATGCACTTTGTAGAGCTTCGTGGCGGTAATGGTACTCAGAAGGAGCATATGGATCTCGCACTTGAATGCAAACGAGTTCTAATCGAGAACGGAGGAGATGTTTGGAATGATTGAGGGTATCTCACAAGTTATAAGAGTTCCTCATAACCCTCCTCCTGTAGATTACGAGAAAGAGCAGGGGTACGTAAAAACCTCTGTTAAAGTAAAAGATGAGACGCAAGAAGTCTCCACTTATATCTATGATAAGTTTGGTAGACTAGTAACCACAACTATAAAGAGTCATGATATAGGAGCAGTATAATGAGTCTGGTATTAAAGTGTACTTAAATAGGAGAGACGTTAGTGAACATAAAAGTAACAGATATAGTAGAAATGGCAGACGGCTCCACACTTTTAGAGCTGGATGTAGAGGCGGGCGTATTAGACCTCTTAGTACAGATAGGAATTGAGAAAATACTAGGGGATTACCTAGTACAAAAACAATTGGCAGAAGGAAGTCATGATATAGGAGCAGTATAATGAGTCTGGTATTAAAGTGTACTTTTATAGAGGGAGAATGGTGTACTGAGTACATAGGTGAATGGCAGAAGGAAGTCACTGCCCAAAGATTTTGTGATATTGCTAACGAAAAACTTGACCCTTCCAAAGAGCAGTACTATACAATAACAGGAGTGCCTATACTATGGGAAAAGAGGGAAGGACAGAGCCTCTAAAAGGTGGGGATGAATATGATAGCCTTACAAGGGCTCGTAGGTATCACCACTATTTTGCAGGTACCTTAAAAAGAATTAAGAGACAATACAATAAACGTGTTCGTCAGTCGGGCAAGAAGCAAATTAAGCAGGAGGAACAGAGTGGATAGAAGAGACGAGGAGCTGGAAAAGTTATCTGAAAATATAGAAATATTACGAAAGGAGAACGAAAGACAGAGCATGTTAGTAGACTCATTTGGTGCAGAAGTTTCACGGCTCAGAGTTGAAAATCTTGAATTGCGCTCTCTACTTGATGAGAAGAAGAAAGAGTTTCAACCCCTTACATGGGAGCAGCGAGGAGTTCCTGTATTATAATTTTAGGTGTAGTAAGAAAGGAGAGTAATATTGAACGATAAATGGGACGGGGAAAGTCGTGGAATAGCTGAAGTAATGGTTTCAAGAATTCAGACTTGGCATCGTGACAGAAACCTAATTGAAGGTAGTACTGATAAAGATCAGTGCTTGAAGCTGTTACAGGAACTGGGTGAGCTGAGTGATAGTATCTGTAAAGGAAACGACATTCGAGACGACCTCGGGGATATGCTAGTAGTGATGATAAACATCATGGAACGAAATAATCTTGATATCAAAGACTGCTTGGAAGTAGCTTGGGATGATATTAAAGATCGCAAAGGAAAGATGATTGATGGCATCTTTGTAAAGGAAGCGGATTTGTGAAACTTGAACAGGCATTGAGAAACGGCAATGTCAGTATTACTTATAGTAGTTTAAATAGTGGCAAAGAGATTACAAGAACATATACTTTAAAAACTATATTCAAAGTAAATTGTAGTCTTAAATCAGATAAACTTATTGCTTATGATATAGAAGCAAAAGAATGGGAAGATATAGAAAGATCTACCATTAAAAATTGGAGTATTTGTGAATAGAGAAAGTGTTTTTGAAACTTTAAAGGTGGACGAAGGTGTTGAGTATAAAATATATAATGACCATCTTGGGTATGCTACTTTTGGTGTCGGCCATCTTGTTACTAAAAACGATCCGGAACATAATGAACCGGTCGGTACTTTGGTATCGAAAGAGCGAGTTTGGGAAGCGTTTGAGAAAGATTTGGATACGTCTATCGACGAATGTGAAGTCCTTTTTGAAAACGCATGGCACCAATTTCCTGGAGAAGTTCAAGAGATTGTGGTAAACATGATGTTCAATATGGGACGACCACGTTTATCAAAGTTTAAGAACTTCTGTGCAGCATTAGTAGACCATGATTGGCCGAAAGCTGCAATTGAGGGCCGTGATAGTAGATGGCATAAGCAAGTCACTAACCGAGCTGAACGGCTCATGGTACGTCTCGAAGAACTATGATTCAGATAATACTGATAATGGGTGCTTTAAGTGCACTAGGGGGTGGCTACGCTTATCACGTAACTACCGTTTCTAAACTAGAGAGTGAAGTTGTTCAACTGGAAGCCAACAATAGAACCCTCAAAGAAAACCAAGTTCAGATGGAAGCTGCGGTTAAGAGTTCGCAACAAGCGCTTAAAGCGGTTGAAGCAAACGCAAAAAAATCAGAAGCAGCAATGTCCAATCTCACACAAAGAAACAATGAGCTGAACAAAGAAAAGCAGAACTACATGAAAGTCTTCAAAGATCATAATCTTACTAGACTCGCTCGCGCAAGACCTGGCATGATAGAAAAGCGTGCAAACGCAAAAACTGCTTTAGTATTTAGGGAGCTAGAAAATGATACAAAAGAACTTATGGACGCTGATGACGGCGAGCCTACTACTTCAGGGTTGCCAGTGGATGCCAAAGTGGCACCAGAAGCCCCTAGTGGAGCCGGAAGCAAAGATAATAACAGTGACGGAAAAGGTGCCTCTTCGGATATACCAACCGCCACTGCCTCAGGAAATTGATCTACTAGACGTTAATTTCTTTGTGATTACAGAGGAGAATTTAACGGAGCAGATTAAAATTATTGAGAAAATGCTCGACGGGAACTTTGTTGTTTTTTCACTTACGCCTGATGGGTATGAAAAGATGGCAGAGAATTTTCAGGAAGTGCGCCGGTACGTGCGCCAACAGAAGGAATTAATATTGTACTATCGTGAAGCAACTACAGAAAGCGAGGGTACTACAGCAGAGGAGTGGCTGGATAATAATGAGGTTAAACGCAACAAGACAAAAGATTAACCAAAAGCTGGACAAACTTCAGTTTATGATGGAGAATAATGAGCATATAAGAGATAGAGCACTAGCATATAATCTCTCGCTCAGTATTAGTAAGTTTTGGTCTGTCCTCTCTGAGGAAGATCGAGAGTATGTTCAGTGTGCGCAAGACGCGATAGAAGAAGGGAGAGAATGGAATGTCGGATAGTTGGGATAACCAAATTGGGGGCAATCACTACAAGAAATATAAAATTCAGCCTATGGAATATAGCATGCAAAACGGGCTGGATCCTCTACAACATACTGTGATTAAGTATATTACTAGATTTAGAGACAAGCATCAACCAGTAGAAGATCTAAGAAAAGCCCGACACTGTATTGATATGCTGATAGACTTAGAAGTGAGAATCAAACAAGAAGACGATGATTTTGAGAAAAAGTTTGCTAGGGCCCATAAAGGAGGGGATGAGCTTTATTCGGACGCTCTAGCCAGATTAACGGAAAAAAGTTCTTGACAAACTTAGCATCAGCCTGTATAATAATGTTTTTTAAGGAGAACAATATGTCAGTAAAATTTAAGCCAGACGAATTAGTATTTAACAGAGTTACTAAGACTAAAACTAAGAAAGTTTATCCTATTGCAGGTGTAAAGACTTCTGAGTTAGTTAAGCTCTGTACAAAAGAAGATTCAGATCTTCGAAGCGGAGAAAAGAAAACTCGTGTGAAAGCACGAAAAGAACTTATTAAAAGAGGCGTATCTGTATGAAAAACTGGAATTTTTCGCTAAGAGATGGTAGCGATACAGTCAATATTGACTTTGATACTAACTCTATGACAAAAGTTAGGGATAAACTAAACAATTTCTTCTATATCGCCGGTCAAGGAGCTCTAGGGGCTAACGACCACGTAGAAAGTTCTGCTGGTGCGGATGACATGAACCAAGCGATTATTGAGTTCCACTTGAAGCCTATGCTTGAGAATCTTCAAGAAGAGTTTAGAGAGGTGTTAAGCCAAGGTACCGATCCCTCCAAGGAGGATGAGCTGGGCGATCTTATTGATGCCTTTGAGAGAGTATTAGATTATGTCGAGTCTCAATTATAAAGGGGTGCAGAAAGCATCCACAGAACTAAATGCTGATGGTAACGATGATAGGGGACGCTACGGAGAAGATGAGACTTGTAGCGCAGCCCCGCTACATCATAGCACTAGAATAACCGAAGAACAGTGGGCTGAAATTTTAAAAGCACTACACGCTAAATAATTCTTGACACGATTGCTCTTCGCATGTATAATAATATTTTAACTGGGAGAGTTATATGATTGTTCAGGGAAGTATAGGACATACTTTTTGTGGTAGACGACGAGCTACTGTACGAAAAAAGAAAGTGGAACCTGTTTTTAAGCCTATGGATAAACCTATCTTCTCTAGAAGGGAAGAGAAGAAATACCCTAGCGCGCCCCTTACAAAGTACACACCTCAACCTGATAATGAATGGAAGAGGAAAGAAAGTAAAAATCACACAGTAGCTATTGCTTATAATAAAGGCGGCTACATGGTTATCCCTAGAGATAGTATAAGGGATATTGGTAAATGAGTAAAATGGATAAATTACATCAAGAAGCGGAGAGTATAGTGCTTGCTTTATGGGACGAAGAACCAGAAGAAATTGCAGCAGAAGTTGCCGTACAACTTAGTATTAGTGCAGGTTATGCCTGGGACTTAGTTCAGCAAGTAATAGTTAACGAAGTTCGTATGGAACAAGCACTTTGTGGAGAAGACGAAGATTTGTTTGGTTGGGATGAAGCCTCAGAAGAGGCTTTAGTCTCTGAAGGATTTGACTACTTTTAATCAGGAGATTTTATATGGCCGACGAAGTAGAGCTTCCAATCATACATTTTAATGATGCTCTTCAAGATCACGAGATAGAATACTTATTCTACCTACTGGAGAAAGAGAAAAACTGGGTAACTCCCGTAGAAGCAGGATCTGCCTTAGCAGAAGGAAAACCTTTAAAACAGGCACAGAGTCTAAAACTTAATACCCGATTTGGGGTACAAAACACATATCCTTTTATAAATAAAGATATATTTGATTTGTTTAGAACTGTTAACCTAGAGGTTAGCCAAGGGGTTCATCACTGGGTATGGAGATATCTGGCATCTTGTAATGTAGGCAGTGTTATAGCCGCAAAGTATTCTAAAGGGGATTATTACAGTGAGCATACGGATAGCTGTAAAATTAGTGCTGTTCTAACTCTAGCTAGAAATCCCGAGGGAGTACGGGGTGGAGACCATGTATTTGAGGGGAATACTACTATTCCTTTCACCCATAACAGGCTTATACTCTTTCCCAGTATAGTACTACATGAAGTAACAGAAGTTTTAAGTGATGAGGAGAGGTACAGCATAACTATGTTTTTAGACACCGATTCGACAATTGAAGAAGAGTCTAGACAGCAGGTTTTTAATTATTATCAGGACACTAAAGAAGAAGAGGCTATAAGTGAGTAACGTAGTAGACTTTCAAGAATGGAAAGACAGAAAATGTACCAAGTCCATAAATAAGGTATTTGGAGAGACCTTTCTTCCTTACCTCTTTACGCATGACCCTAATGACGTAGTATATACGGTTACAGTTGAAGGCGAGGACTATTTCAAATTTGAAATAGGCGAGGACTATTGCATCGAGAACCTTTTTTTTGATGGTAATTTATTTGACCCCAAGTGAAAAAAAGTTCTTGACTTACATGCTTACAACTTGTATAATATCTATATTGAAGTGAGGGAAGTAATTTCCTGAATCTATCCACTGGATGCCTCCTCCAGCTAAAAGGACGGCAGTCTTCATGAACTTACCATGACCTCGCTCTACAGGTGGTTAACACGTAGACAGCTTTAGTGTAGTTGCTGGAAAACTCACTCCCTTTTCTACTTGGGGTAAGGAAGCAGACGTATTAGTATACACGTTAAAGTGCTCTTCGGTTTGCAGTCCGATGTTGGATAAAAACTGCTACAACTAAAGGAGGCCCGTTAAATTGGTACCGATTCCTAGGGGCAACGTGATTTGAGAACACGCTAACATCTCCCCGAGCCAAGCGTTCCGGTAAATCGTGCGCTCGCAAGGGCTACTCCTCGACGGAGGCAATGTTTTTGACTGTTTTACATTGTAACTTAAAACAGTCACCATTAATAAGTCTTTGAGATAGGGTTTATTAATGGTGTTTAGTCGGAGCTGTACTCACAAAGACAGCATCTGAGATGTGAGAAATATTAATAATAGTTCTTACAGGTGGGGCAAACCTTCATGGAGCAGCTAAGACGCACGTTCGCACTGCACCTCACCGACCACAGGGGGTGGCTTTCACCGCACAGCCTTAAAGCTCACGCGCCCCCGACCTAATTCTAAAGCCTTAATTATTAGGCAAGGTTATGGAGAAATTCATGGCTGTTCGAAAAAGAAAACCTAAAACGCGCAAGCGTCCTACCAAACGTAAGTCTGCCCCGAAAAGAAGTCGTAGACCTCTTTCTGCCGCAGTAAGAAAATCCCTAGCAGCGAAAGCAAAAAAGAGTAGAAAGTCACTCCGTACTTTGATGGCGGTATATCGTCGTGGTCAAGGTGCTTTTCTGTCTAGCGGTTCCAGACCAGGCATGACAATGGCTCGATGGGCCCACGCTCGTGTCAATTCTTTTATACGTGGTTCACGTAAGCATGACTTAGATCTAAGGAAAAAGAAATGATGACTCGCTACATGAAAAAGGGTAAGAAAAAAGCAGCTAAAAAAGGCGGAAAGCGTAAAATGCCAGCGGCATTTTTGGCATATATAAAGAAGAAAAAGAAGAAGAAAGGAAAGAAGAAGAAGTAAATGCCTACTAAACGTAGAAAAGCCGTGAAAGACAAGCGTACTGGCGTGAATAAGAAGTATCTTAGTGGTACTACTGGTTCACGCCGTGCCAAGCTCGCAAGAGTTTTGAAAAGAATTGCGACCCTCTACAAGCAGGGCAAGCGTGTACCAAAGACTCTGTTAGCAGAGAGAACACGTTTAGGTAAAAAAAGTGGCAGCAAAAAGAAAAGTTAAGAAGAAAGATTCCCGACTAAAAAGAGCGGGAGTTTCTGGGTATAATAAACCAAAACGTACTCCAGGCCATGCAAAGAAGTCTCATATTGTCGTTGCAAAATCAGGCGGCAAAGTAAAGACAATTCGCTTCGGCCAGCAGGGTGCGAAAACCGCAGGAAAACCTAAAGCAGGAGAAAGTACTAAAATGAAGAAGAAAAGAGCATCCTTTAAAGCTCGACATGCAAAAAATATTGCGAAAGGCAAGATGTCCGCCGCGTATTGGGCGGATAAGGTAAAATGGTAAAAATTTTATCGGTTCTACTACTATTAATTCCTCTAACCTCATGGGCAGAGGAGGATCCTATTGATGACACAATTCGTACAGACTCTACTACTAATAGTACGATTACTACTCAATCGGACACTACTACCACACTGAGATCGCCTCCAGCATCTGCAATTACGCCCACTATTAACACTAGTAACAGTGATTTGTGTACGTTCGGAGTAGCCGGTGCAATACAAACACAGATTTTAGGCATATCTACAGGTACACAAGTAACTGATGAAAATTGTGAGATGCTGAAGAATGCAAAGACTCTCTACGATATGGGTATGAAAGTTGCTGCAGTATCGACGATGTGTCAAGATCAGCGTGTGTTTGATGCGATGATGATGGCTGGAACGCCCTGCCCTTATGATGGTATGATTGGACCAGACGCAAAAGCTGCTTGGGCAGTAAACGAAGATTTACAGCCAGAGAAGAAAAAGAAGGAGGGGTTCAGTGACAGTTCTAAAACACTTATGGGCGGTGCCGGCGTTGCTGGCTTACTCTTGTTACTCCTACTCTAGCGAAGCGCCTGTTTATGGAGTAACGAATAATGCTGCTTCAGCAGGATATCAGTGGGTAATGACAAATGTGCTCCCACAGCAACTTGGGTTGACTGTGGGTAATGTTATTTATAAGTATACTACGGAGAAAGAGAGAGCTGACGCTATGCTTGTGCATGTGCAGAATGAAAATGCACGTGGCTCCGGATATATCTTTCGAGAAACAGATGACTGGTCGGGAGTAGACGGCAATACTATTAGTAAAATAGTTCCTGTACCTGACATTGATATTTCTTTCTGGGGAGTAGGTAGTATAGAAGTTGAAGGTACAGGGACAGTACTGGATCCTGAAGTATTTTATACCTACAAGTATACTCCTTGCGAAGATCAGCAAAGTGACCCTGAGTGTCCTGGATATATAGACCCAATGGCTGCAGTGGCAATAGCAGAAGTTATAATGTCACAGGAAAGCGATGAGTATATACAAGATGAGATGGACAGAAAAGCAAACTTAAAGTCTCAGAAAGAAGATGAAGAGAAGAAAGAAAGGGAAAAAACTCTTTCAAAAGAAGAGATCGAAGAAAGGCTTGAAAAACTCTTAGGTGTAATAAATACAGATTTAATGGCCCAAGAAGCTCAAGCACTTCATGATGCATTAGCATCCATAAACTACTTACCTACTAGTTATTTAAAGCAGGTAAATGGTGGGGAGTATCGTGATGCCAGGAGGCTACAAGATGCTAAACTCCCTAACAACAACAGGGGTGCTAGAGTTGGTTTAGCTCAGCAAGTACTTCATGAGAAAATGGTACAATCTCAGTACCAAAAGTAAGGGGAATTTTAAATGAAAAAATTATTACTATTAGGTTTAATGTTTTGTGCTGTTGATGTCAGTGCAGAGAATATGGAAGTTGTAGGCCGAGTAGAGTCTAAATGTGTGATAACACCAGACACTTCAGGGTTTTACGGCAACCCAACACCTCAAAAACTAGATTCAGATCCTGCCAGTGGCGGAGTCGATCCTGTTGTAAGGTATGACGTACTGCAAGCCAATTTCTATAAAGCCAAAATTAGTTATCCTATAGCTTGGTCTGAAAGCCCTACGCTGTCAGATACAGTTACTTGGGTGGGAGATGTAGAAACATCAGAAGTCTCAGTTGCCGGAATGTCGGCGTATAATGCTGCTAAAGTCGAGTATGATAATCATACAGAATTTAATTTGACACTTGCAGGAAGTACATGGTTTAAGACAGAAACTAACGCAACATACGGAGTGGGTAAAGCATTTCCAGCGGGCAACTATAGAGCAGTTGTAGTGGCAGAATGTATCGCGCAGTAATAGTACTAATACTTTGCTTTATAAGTCATAATATTGCCGCTCATGAGTTTACTCCCACATACCCCAAGCTTAAGCAGTCTTACTTGGAAGAGGTACTGTACACTACCATGACTCTTTTTAATACAAGAAAAGATGTCAATTATTATTCGGTGGGAGTATTTGACGAAAATTGGGAGGGTATTCCTTTCGCCACAGAAAGCAAGCTCATCTCAGTAAAACACTTACAGAGAAAGAAAATTGATATATACATAAGGGAGAGAGACAAGAAAAGAGCTATGTATATCTGTTCTAAGTCAAAGATACAGGTATCGGGAGGAGGTAAAACCTCTATAGTTTCTAGAATTTGCTCGAAGATTGAATGAAAATACTACTGTTAACTGTGTTGTTGCTAATTAGCATAACTGCTTTAGCAGAGTCTAGTTCTTTAAACTTGAACTTACCCGCAACACCAGGGTCTTATGCGTCTGACCGTATACGAGCAGACAATGTGGAGTGTTCCATGGCTATCGGAGCTTCTACAAATCTAGAATTTGGTGTCGTGGGGTTACTTAATCAGAACGGCCCTTATAACAGTAATTTCAATATGCCGAATGAATATGATCCTGAAGGTTTGGTGAAGGATGTTGGTGTATATGCAAAGATTATTGTACCTCTCAACCCTCCCAAGTCAAGGCTTGATTGTAATGAACTCTATAAGCTACAGCTTGAAGTTAAAAGAATGGAAGTACAAAAGCTCAAACAGGAGATTGCGAATCTCCGAAAGCTTAAATTCGAAGGAGACGAATAGTGAATAAATATGAAGCGGTAAACAAAGTAAACAGTCTTTTTGTGTATGAATATGATACGGCTCAATATAATGCGGCCGATTACTGGCGTGTATTAGATGTAAACGCTGACAAGGACGAAGGAGACTGCGAAGATTATGCACTTACTGTGGGCTGGCTGCTTGCAGGACAAAGTCGTTTAAAGTTTACTTGGATGATCCTTACGAAAAAAATTAAGATCTGTTTTATCTCTACCTC